GGAGTAATTCATAATGGCTTATTCACGACCTGGCGTTTACGTCACAGAAGGCGCTTTTGCCACTACGTCCCCTGTTGGTTCGGCTACCGTTGCGGCTGGTTTTGTTGGAACCTCGCCCCGTGGTCCCATCACCGCAACACGAGTTAACTCATGGACTGCGTATAAAGCACTTTATGGTGACATTGATACTGCTTGTGATTTGTCATACGCTGTGTACCACTACTTTGCCAACGGTGGTCGCAGCGGGTTTGTGTCTCGTGTATATGACTCATCTCACGCCGCAGCCGCTTCTGTAAATGTGCTTGGAACGGTTAACGGCGGCGGTTCAACGACCGTGTTTGTTGTCTCTGCGGAAAACGCTGGTGTTTGGGGTAACGGTCTTACTGTTACCACTACCGCTGGACTTGAAACTGGCGATGAACCAACGTTTAACCTCGTTGTCAAACTTGACGGAACGGAAGTTGAGCGTTGGAGTGAGGTCAGTCTTGACCCGTCGTCAAACCGTTATGTGGCTACGGTGGTCAATACCTACTCTACGTACGTTCGCGTGTCTAACGTTGCTGCGTACACGAGCGCATTTACAGTCACGGCTGTCGCCAATTCCGCTCTTGCCTCTGGTTCTAACGGGGTCAGCGTTGCAAACAGCGACTGGAATGATGCCGTGTCGCGTTTTGACGCTGTTAATGAAGAGTTGGTTGTCAACCTAGTGAACATGACGACGGCTTCCGTGGTTAACAATGCTCTTACGTATGCGGAAAACCGTGGTGATGTGTTTGTTGTTATTGACCCAGCCACCGTCACCAGCGGTGCTGATGCTATTGCGGCAATCAGCGGCTACAGCGCTTCCTCTTACGGTGCCGTCTATTATCCCATTTTGAAGATGGTGGACCCGTCAAAAACTGGGGCGGCGGCAATTCGTGACACTGCTCCTGGTGGTGCTTTGCTTGGGTTGTATTCTCGTGTTGAGGCAGAACGTACCGTTGCTAAAGCACCCGCTGGCTATGCGTACGACATTCGTGGAGCCTTTGGACTTGTGACGCCTTTTACAGAGGCTGAACAAGGAACGATGTACGACGCGCACGTGAATACGTTTAAAGCAGTTCCTGGTGCAGGCGTCATCGTCAATGGTGCCCGCACTTTGAAGAAAACCAGTATTATTAAATTCATTCCCACCCGCCGCAGTCTGAATTATGTTAAAGCGCAAGCAAAACGTTTGACCGAGTTTGCAGTGTTTGAACCAAACAACGAACGTTTGTGGACGACTATTCAAGTTCGCCTGTCCAAGTTCCTTTCTGACTTTTGGTCGGCGGGAGGTCTTAAGGGTGGAACTGCTGCGGAGGCGTTCTACATTCTTTGCGATTCAACAAACAACACGTCAAACACAGTTGAAAACGGAGAGGTTCGCGTTGAGGTCGGGATTGCACTGCAAACTCCCGCCGAATTTATTGTAATTGAGGTCAGCCAGTTTACTGGCGGCTCGTCTCTCACGGAAACCGTTTAAGGAGTAATAATGCCTATTTCACAACGTACTGACCCGCTTCGTAATTTTAAGTTTCAGGTGCAAATTGTCACTGCTGAGAAACTAGGCACGCATACTGGTGGTTTAGAGGGTCTTGGATTTGCAGAAATGTCGGGACTCAGCGTTACTAATGAACTTATTGCTTACCGTGAAGGTGGGATGAACACGCACCCGCACAAGATGGTGGGTCAGTCAGACTTTCCTCCCGTCTCGTTCAGTCGTGGTGTTTTCCACAATCAAGCGCAAATGTGGAAATGGCAAACATTCATACATTCGTGGCAACAGGGAGCACAGGCGCAGCCAGGTGCTCCTGCTACGGGAAGCACTGGTTTGCGTAACTTGGCTCTTGGTAATGATTATCGTTGCGACATCATTGTAAAGGTTTTTGACCACCCTTACACTGCCGCCGACACCAACGGAGGCTATTATCAAAGAGGGGACCTTCCTGAGGGTGATATTAAGCCTGGTAAAGCACGACTGGGTTTCAAGTTGTTCAATTGCTGGCCTGGTGTTTTTGCGATGAACGGGCTTAACGCTGGTGATAACGGCATTTTGATTCAACAAATGACTATCCACCATGAAGGATTCATACTTGCATTTAACGATGAACAAATTAACAACTTAGCAGCAGCAAATTAACAACATTTTACAAATTAATTAGGAGCAAAACATGAGCAATACCCAATCAGATGTTGTCGCCTTTAACGAAGCATTGGTGGAACCAGCACCGCGTGTGGACCTTCCAACAAGTCTTAAAGTTGACTTAATGCGGGGTTTTTTAAACCCTCTCACCAACGAATGGCAAATGTCCGCAGTGGTTAGAGAGTTAAACGGTACCGACGAAGAAGCATTGGCGGCCTTTGACGTGCAAAAAGGCATCTCGTACTCTGAATACATGACCCACATGTTGAAACGGGGAGTGACGTCTGTTGGGAACGTTGATGTGCTGGGACGCGCAGAAATAATTGATGAACTTATCATTGGTGACCGTGACCTGTTGTTCTTAGGTGTGTTAAAAGCAACTTATGGACGTCATCGTGAGTTTCGTGTGTCCTGTCGTGAGTGTGGTGGTAGTAACGACGTAACGATGGACCTTGAAACCGATTTTAAAATGGAAAAACCAAAACACAACTTACACGAAACAATGAAAGTAACGTTAAAAAACGGCACGGTTGTGGAATTAACGTACCCTACTGGTGGGGATAGTCAAGTCGCCAGTAAAAAGGGAAAAACTACTGCCGAACAAAATACGCATATTCTTTCTCGTTGCGTTGTATTGCAAGGTAAAAGCGCTAGTGAAAAAGAGGCGTGGGCAAGGGGGCTGTCATTGGCTGACCGCAATAAGTTAGTCAAAGCCCTTTTTTCGGCACAGCCAGGGCCTCGCATGGAAGAGGTGGAAACCCAATGCGCCCACTGTAATGCTAAAATAGTACTAGCACTAGATTGGGTCACACTTTTATTTGGCTAATCTAGTCAAAATATATTGGGAGTACGAAGCGATTGCCTCTACGTATGGAGGTTTTGGTCTAGAAGACCTGAAATCCATGACAGTAAGACAACGAACATACTGGTTTCGTATGGCTCGTTGGAAAAACTCTACTGGAGGCTAATCCGTGGTAGATAACAACGAGCCTAACCTAGCATCTGGCGGTCTTGGCGGGAACAGTCCCGCTGAAGGCACCGCCGCAAGTGCAATGGGCAATTCTGTTGTTAACTCGCGCTTGAGCGTTGATTTGACCATGCTTAGAGGTCTCAACGAAGAACTTACCAAACTTGATGGCAACGTCAAAAAAATAAAAGACAAATTTAAGGCTCTTACCAAGGAAGCAAAAGACCTTACTACCCAATTAAATAAGGCAGCCACTGCCATGGGTAAAGTAAGTGAAAGTTCTAGTTCCGCTGGATATCTAGACACTTCTAGGGGTATGCCGCCTGCGGCTACGGCTCCTCCTCCAGGGACGGGTGTAAGTACGGAAGCAGCCGATGCACTTGCAATTATGGCCGCGTTGGGTATTGTTCCTCCTGGCGCTGCGGCGACGGCTGGTGCAGCGGCTGGTGCGGCGGGTTCGGGCGGCGCACCCAAAAACGTTTTGCAGAAGTTTGTTGGGTCTAAGGGCTTTGCGGCCCTGCAAGAAGGTATTGCGGCAATTGATGACCGCGTAGACAAGAACAAGCAATACGCCCTACCTGCCGACCGTTTGAGCGTAGTGCTGCAGCAACAATACAACATGAGTCAAGGGCAGGTGCAGCGTGATTTGCGTGACCCCTTACGCCAATACAAACTTGGATACGGCGGTATCAATGAATTGTTGGCATTGCAATCTCGCACTGGTTTGAACGCACGAATGCAGGCAAGTTCTGTTGAATCGTTGCGTGCGCTGACTGGTTATGCAGCAAGTGCTAAAGATGTTACTGGATACATTGAAAGCATGGCGCAGGCTGACACTGTGAACCGAATGTTTATGATGACAGGAACCAGTATGTACGGGATTGGTGGTACTCAAAAATCCGCCATGCAAGTAAATCAAGAACTTATTGAACGACTTGGTTTAAACAATCGTGAGATATTGCAAGGTGCTCGCCAAAGTGGGTCGGTGCTTCGTCAACGTTTGTCAATGTCTGGAATGGACGAAGGGGCGCAAGACATGCTTCTTCAATACGCAGAATCTAATATCTCTTTCAAAGAGCGTGGCGGTGAGGGTTATTACGACCCATCTAACAAAGCACACCGAAACATTATGGGTATTGAAGGGAACTATGCCACTCAAGAAGAAGAAACTACTCGTACGGAAGTAAGCCGCGAAGAACAAATGTACAAACGTCAGGCCGATAATTATGCCCAGATGGAGAAAAACCTTCAGGCAACTAACAAAGCGTTGGAGAAGTTTGAGGACTTTTTGTCGTCAATCATTGGCGCAAGAACATCAATGCGTGGAAACCCTATTGCCAAAATGACTCAAATGCTAGGAATGGGTTTGACTCCGTTCTTTCCGCAAATTGGTATTCCCTTAATGGCTATTGGCGGTGTGCTTGGTGACGGTGGAGAAGGAGGGGGGACAGGAAGAATTGAGGCTCAGAACCCAACCGCTAAAGTTCGTGTTGCAGGGCAAACCTCTCTCTTGTCACAATTAAAACCAACTTTGCGCGACCCTTTGGAACGTTTGATGGAAGACCGTCCTGGAATCACGATTATGCCAGGGGGTGCATACCGCAGTCCGCAAACACAGGAGCATTTGTTCAAATCGCGTTACGTTAAAACAGATAAAAAAACAAACACGTATTATGAAGGCTCATACTGGGAAAAGAAGCCTGGTGCAACCATGACCGCTCCTCCAGGGTTGTCGTATCACGAAATTGGATTGGCGGCAGACCTTAGTTTTGCTTCCAAAGAAGATATGGCATGGTTGAAACAAAACGCTCGTAAATATGGTCTTGATGAATTTTCACGCCACGCTGAGCCTTGGCACGTCCAACCCAGCGTAATTCCAGCCAGCCGTAGGGATTACGAAGAGGGCGGAGCATCGCATGGAACTGACCGAGGTGGTACTGGCAAATACGTATCTGGTACTACTGGTGAAACTAGAGAAACAAGCCCACAAGGTCAAAACGCTGGTCAAATGACTAGTGGCATTGAATTGTCGGCTGTTATTCAATCGCAACTATCACTTGCCGAGTCTATGGCGTCTTTTGCGTCAGAACGACAAGTAATTACGTTTAACAATAGTCCAGAGGGGAACTATTCTGGTTTTGGTGGAGGAGTCGGCGGCTCCAGTCCGTCAGATGAGGACAACAAGCGTGGCGGCGGTCACGGTAAGACGGACGAAGAACGTAAAAAGTATTATCGCCGTTTGCGTAACAAAAGAGGAGAAAATCGCCAATCGTCAAGTACCGTTGCGGACAAGTTACGTAAAGTTATGGTTCGTGGACGCAAACTTACGGAAGATGAAGTTAGCAATTTTACTCAAATTGCTAAACGTGAAACTGGAGGAACATACGATGCAAATGCATATAACGACAATTTTGACACTAGTGATTTTTCGTTTGGTCTTTTGCAGTTGAATCTTTTAGGAAATAACAAACTTGATTTGTTTAAAAAGTTTCCTCAATACCAAAAAGATTACTCTGGTTTGTGGGACCCGCAACAAAACATTGAGGTTGCCGCTGGGTGGTTAATGGCAGATGGTTTAACACCTAATAGAAACCAAAACATTTACTACCATTGGGGAGGGGATGCAAATGACCCGTTGTCTGGTAAATCTGGTTTTAAAGCAAAACTTGGCGACCCCTCAGACTATGCTTCCAAACCAATGTCGGTTGGTTTCCCCGCAACTGCGACGTCAGACTATGCTCCCAAACCAATGTCGGTTGGTTCCCCAGCAACTGCAGTGTCAACGAAAGCGGTAACCAACAACACAACGTTTAATATTAATCCTGTAATTAATGTGGCTTCATCTGGTTCTGAGCGTACGGATGCGGCTAAACTAGCAAAAGAAGTTGCCAAACTAATAGACCGTGAAATTAAAATATTGACTGTGAGGACGTCATGAGTAACTACAACAAAGATGATAAAGATTATCAAAATTTAGTAAATGAAAATTTTCCCAACTATTTAAGGCTTTTGGAAGGTAGGGGTGCGCCCGAAGATGGTAAAGCCAACCACCCCTTCTTTTATCCTGGTGCCAATCCTCCCCATATTAACAACAAATTGGGTGAAGAAAATAGCGTCTTCAAAAATTTGCCAAAAATGCGACGTGGTTTTATGCGAAGTATTTTGTTTGGGCAAACGTCTGTAGGCAAAAATGACACCCCTTTAACAGTTGTAAATACAAAAGCAACTGGGAACGTACGTTTAAACTTTCAATTTAACCCAGAGTACATTGAACGAAACGTGGCACAAAGTCAGGGAGCGGTAAACCCCCTGTTACAAAATCCTGCAAACTTGACCCAACCTGTTCCAGGAACGGCTTCGTTTAATTTTACAATGACTTTTAACCGTGAGTACGAGGTTGCACATCGTGACCGAGATTTAAGATTTAGATTTATGGACTCCGAACGTGGGGACGTGTTTTCTTCTACTACTAACGATTTTACAAACATGTCAATGCTTGGTGAATTAAGTGACCCACGGTACTCTGGCGTGCTGCACGACCTTTCTATTTTTGACAAAATAATTGGACAGGGCATCTCGCAAGATGTCATAGATACCATTACAAGTTTTAATAAAAAAATCTTTGAAATTCAACAAGCATCTCAAGCAAACAGCACAAACACCAACAACAACAACAACGTTCAGTATCTTAAAGATGACGATTTTAAGGAAGATGTCTTTAAAAAGGTATTGGAAAATAAGAAT